AATCTGGCGTCCAAAGGAATCACTGACGGTTTCCGTGGCCTGGCCCTCGGCGCGCATAAGGGAATTGACTTTCCGGCGAAGGGTCTTGTTCATAAACAAGACGTCCGGCGAACCCTGAACTTGATCAATCATCTGGTCCAGCTTTGCCAGGGTCAGCGCGTCGCCCCCGGACGTGGAACCCTGATCAACCACCTGGTCCCCGGTCAAACGATTTTCCAACCCGTCGAACTCGTTCGCGTCGTCGGCATTGTCGCCCTTGAAAAACTTCTTCGTGAACTCCAGGGAAACGGCCTTTGCCTTCATCCCGTCGTAAGTCGCCCGGAGATTGTTGACGTTCCCTTGGGTTTTAACCAAAGCGCGGTCAACCTTGGAAGTCCCGCCCAAGACGAAAAGGCGTTCGACTTGCGGATTCACGACTCCGGTTGACTCGGTATAGGATTCATTGATCCCGCGAAAAGCGACGCCCGGCAAAGTCTCTTCCTGATTGTAGACATAGGCTTGCCCGTTAACTCCAAAGAACGGCAACCGTTCCAGAACCGGAGATACGCGCGGGAAGATCTCAATCACGCCCCTTTTGAGCGGATCTTGAACCAATTTTGCAGCTTCAAGCAAAGTGATAGACATATTTGTTCACCTCGATGTTGTTTACTTGTAACCTTGCGCCATGATGGATTGTGGACTCATGCCCTCAAAGTCCGTCGGCGGCTTCCCCCCGGCTCGCTTCGGATCTGGTCCGTCTTGCGCCTGGCCCTGGGAGAAAAGGCCCTTCTTCATGGCATTGCGAATCCAGCGGACTTGATCAGCCGGATTCAAACCGTTTGGAACCAGGTCTTGCATATCTTCAGGAATGTCCTGTTTCAGTTCGTCAACCAACTCCTGCAGCGTCCATTCTGCAGCTTTCTTCTGTTCATTCACCTGTTGAAAGCGCGTATACGGAACGGACTTTTCGCCCTTATCGGCGGCGTGGCCGTCGTGTTGGTTTTGTGCCTGGTTCTGGCCCTGATCGTTTGCGCCTTTATCGTCGGCGGCGACGTGTTGGTTCTTATCTTGATCTGTCATAATAAAACCCCCGATTTACGCCCGGCGGCGGATTAGTCTAGTGCTCTCCAAAATACTTTATACGAATAACCAGAAGGGAAACCGTCCGGCGGTCCTTCCTGGGTCAAATCCTTTGGCTGGAACTTGAATTCAGAAAAGCGGCCCTTGATCTTCCGAACGCGGAAACCGTCATTGATCTGGAATTCACTTAGGAGATCAAATCCACTGGCCCCGGAAACCCGGCCCAAGATCGAAACATACGCGGAAACATCTTCAGCCAAGTCCCCGGCTGAATCGTAGGCTTCAATTTTGAGTTGATGCCTTGTGTATCCAGAAGATACGGAAAGCGTCCCTTCGGCGGTCAAAAGATCTGTTTCGTTCTCGTAAAATGTCATGGCTTATCACTCGTTCGGGTTCAAAGATGCGGCCCGTTCTTCGGCGGTCGTGCGCAGTGTTCCCCTGGTCCCGAAGGCTGGACTTGTTCGGTTCTCATTCTGGAACATGGCTTCCACATCCACCGGATCGACGTCTTCGGACAATATCCCCCGGCGGACAAGTTCTTGAATTATGATCTGGCGCGGTAACACCTGCGCGGACTTGGCCCGCATTAAAACTTCAAGATCAATTTTCTGCGCGAATTCGGCCTGTTCCTCTTCGATCTCTTTCAAATGTTCCTTGGCCTGGTCCCTGCTCTTCAGGTCCGGGTTTTTCTCCATTGCGATATCCACCCGCGATATGATCCCGGCGTCCAGGAGTTTCAACCATGTGTCGGCTTGCTTGGCCGGGTCTTGCTCTGGTTTGGGGTCAAAGAAGTCAACCAAAAGGGAAGCGGCCCCGGAGATCTTCCGGCCTGGATTGTGTATGTTCCAGACGACGCGGATCACGTCGAAAAGCTGTTCTTCGTATTGACTCCAGAGCGCGACATCATCCCGGCGGCGTTCGTCCAACTCCCGGTTTGAAACGATCTTGGAAACCCCGGATTCTTCCGTCGGTTTCGTGCTCAGAGCTCCAGCGGGAAGCCCGTTCGATACGGCGGCTTGCTTGATCAAAAAGTCGATGGAACCAACGATCTGATCTATCGGAGCCTTGGTTGACTCAAACCCGATCGCCCCCTCATCCGGCAAGTTGAACATTGTCCCCGGCCCGACGATGGACGGTTCATTGTCGCCCATGCCCCTGGCCCAACCAACACCGAAACCTTGCATACGCAGTGTATATAAAAGATCAGTCAGCTTTTCGTTGATGGCCTCTTGTAAAGTGATCAGATCATCCCCGCCCGGCAACCAAAAGTCAGAAGTCGGCATACGATCAAAACATGGAATGAACGGAATCAAGCCATACGGATTAGGATCTGATTCAATGACCTGGCCCCGGTAGTTCAACCGCTCGATCTTCTCCAGGGTCCACAAGGTATATTCGAGATCTTCCTTGTAATTGCTTTCAGGAAAATGCGTAACCATAACGGAACGGATATCTTCCGGGGTATCCCCGCTTGCAACGTCCACCACGTCCCCGGTCAAGATATCCAGATCCATACGGCCTTTCCGCCAAACTGGACGGAGAAGGATAGTTTTCAAAAGTTTGGTATATCGGGAAGCCATTTTCAGCTTGATGGGAAGCGAAGTTGTTTTCTTGATCTCCCGGAATATCTCTTGATCCCGCTCGGAGCCTTCGATTTCCCGTTTCGCGTCCCGGACATAAACCATCGCCAAGTTGTTCACGATCTTCTTGACGACATTCACAAAGCAAGGCGTCAAATCGTTCGGATTCTGGAAGTTCCGACGGAGCGCGTCCCGGAGATAGTCAATCTGGTCGTCGTGGTACATATCCAGACGGCGGCGAACCTCGGCCTTGCGCTCGTCATTGGCTTTCGATACGGCGGCCTGATATGTGATGTCAGTCAGTTCCTTGGCCTTGCTTTGAAATAGCATGGTTTATATCGTATTGGTTCCGTTTGGTCCGGTTTGGTTTGGTTCTATGTGGTACCACTTGGCACCGTTTGGAACCGTTCGGTTCTGATCAGTACCAGATGAAACCGTTTGATTCCCACCCGGTTGACTCTATCATGCACCATACCGATTCAAACCGTTTGGTTCAATGGTCAATTCGTTATCTTTTCAGTTCCCGGACGTGGTTATTCGTTCCCTGGTCCTCTAGTTCATCATTCAACCAGGCAAGAACCTTGCTCTTCGTGGTCATGTATGCCCCGTGAACCATCTTTGAAGGGATTTCCCCACTTTGTAACATCTTCAACACCGTTCGCCTTCCCCGGCGGACAAAAAGGCGGATCTCGTCCAAACCAACAAGGATTTCATCGTCTGACATGCTTCACCCCTTCCAAGGATCAAATCAGGCCCTTTTCACATTGGATTTCTTCCGGGATCGCTTATCCTGCAAACCAAGAAGATGCTTTTCGGCCTCTTGTTCACTGAAACAATTTTTCGTCATGTGCTGATATCGCTTTTCCAGTTCCCGGACATACTTCGCCAAAAGTGAATACGTCATGTATTCCGCCCCGCGTCGATCCTTGCAGAACAGAAACGGCTTGCCATATCGCACAAAAAAAGCGGTCATACTCTGGACGGCGGAAACCGGATTCATCTCGGATCTGTAATTCCCGGCGGCCAGGTCGGAAAGCTCGGATTCAACCACGACGGCGAAAAGCTCAAAATGTCTTGCCTTGGAAAGTTCCCGCTCGAAGCGGTCCCGCTCGGAAGTGAAACACCCGATCAGGTCATTCAACTCCTTGCGCTCGATGCCCACCCGATCAGTGAAACCAGGGATCGAATAATCGCCCACCGGCAACCCCTCAACCTGAACCATTACGTCATCGAACCGCTCAAAGGTGAACGGTCGCTGTTCTCTTGTGTCTTGTAGTATGATCATGTTTCCCTCAAACCATCTTGTATGACTTCACCCCGGCAACCTTCACCAAACCCTTGAAAAACTCCGGCAACGTCGCTTCACTCTCGACATTGCTTTCCTTGTATTGGTTATACATCTTCAAGACGTGGTAATGTGCTGGACATTCGTTTGAACATGGAAGGATCAGATCCCCTTGTCGCAGATAGCAAAGATGCGCGTTCGGAGATCTGGACTTGCAGTGAATATCCTTTAGCTCATAGGTAGCCAGTTCCTTGTTCCGCAGCGCATAGACGGCCCAACACAAGGAATAAATCCGGTCGTCGTGCCACTTGTCGCACCCGAACTTTGGAATCCCGTTCTTCAGCTCATAGACGAAGGTTTCCATTTCATCGGCCAGGCCCTTTAACTCATAAGAAAACCGCAGACGATGTTCTTTAACCAAACGATAGAGCTCCGGGAAGGCGTTCGCTTGCGTGGTGCTGGTCGGACTGATCACTTCAGCCGGGTATCCTTGCTCAAGGCACCATGTGAATATGTCCTGCGAATTGTAGGATTCCAGGGATATGTTCTTCAGCTTGAAACGGTCCATATCCTCGCGGATCGCCTTCTTGATCCCCCGGCCCAAAGATCCAAGGATATTTTGCTGATTCAAGATCCAGTATTCCGGTTCCTTGCTCTCAGGGTCCGCAACCTTGGCAACCGTCGTCCAGATCGTCTTATCCCCGTGGATTGAACCAAAGAAAGCCCGGTCCAAACCACCACCACAAACGTATTTCCGCCCCTGAAACATGCTATCCAGGGAAACATCTGGAACCGGGTTCGGGATATCCTCTTGGCAAGCCCGAATGTCCGGGATCGCGAAAAGATTGTTCGCAGCGGCGGCCCTTTGGTTCAGGTGCTGCGTGGCGAACACCGCAGGCAAAAGCTGTTTCTGCCTGGAGCGTAACCAGTCCCGGCGTATCCAAGGCGGCGACTTCTCTAATGCTTCGTCAAGATCCTGGTATTCAATCCGGTATACAAAAACCGTCGGATCTTCCCCGCTCTCCTGG